TAGCATTTCTTGGTTTAATACTAATAATAACGTTTCCAAATTGTGGTGGGTCTAATTCTTCACCACCAACGACTGAAACACTCTCAGTATCAGGATAAATTTGCTGAATAATCGCTTCATAATCAGTCGCAGAAACCGCCCTGTACTGTGATGAATATAACCTAGGAGCATAATACTTAACTGAGTTGATAGATTCAATCTCATCGCCATTCTGGGCGGGATTAACGGTAGTTAGAGTAATACTTAGGGTGCTCTGATTTACACTTACATTCAAACCATCATAAAAATCTCCACCAAATGAGAAATTACGAGCACCGTTTCCTTCTCTACCTTCAGTTACAATATAATCAATTCTAATATCTGTATTTGGATCTAATTTCTTACCAAAGAATCCATCACCAAAAAGAATTTCATATTTTTCATCTTCAATCTCCTGAAGTAAGAAAACTTCAGAGTCTTTAGTAATTTTAACGATATTATCAACTAATCTATATCTTCTACCATCTCCAATCTCTCCAGGTCTAAAAATAACACTTCTAATAGTTGATGTATCAATGAATGGATTATCTAAAATGAACTTTTGCTCACTATGACCACTAACTGTAAATGCTTTTGATAATAATGTTCCTTCATATACCTCAAACTGTCCAAAATCAGCAACTCCATTTACAACTGCCACTGTTCTATCCTCTGGAATAGCAAAAGCATATGTTGTTCCAGAAGAATCACCAGTACAAACTAGACCTTTTCTTAAAGTCAGTGTATTTCCATTGATAACACTACTTGGATCGCTAACAGTAAGACTTACTGTACCTTTTGCAGCAGTTCTTGATCTAGGAACATAACCAATATTTCTAGCAAGTGAAACAACGTTCTCTCTAAGAGTTGCAGAATCAATAAAAGACTCATTAACAACCATATTAGTGTTAAATGCAGTCTGATACGTATTATATGCTAATGTATCGATAAGAACCGACATGTTTGACCCTTCATAGTCAAAACCAGTAAAGTCGGTATTCGCTCTTAGGTAATCTTTAATAGAGGATTTGATATCCTCATAGTCTAAATTTGTAAACTTGTTAGATGGCATTATCTTGTCGCCTCTAGGATGAAGGAAATTGCTTGAGCTGAGGATGAATCCCCAATAATATCATAAAATATTGTTACTCCAAATGCATTTAGGTCTGGTCTGGAATCAACTTCTACACTAACATTACTAACTCTAGTTTCATATAACTGAATTGTATTCTTAATTGTATCAGCGACTACAGATGCAGTTGCATCATCAACCAAATTGAACAAAGTATCTCTTATTGGAGACCCAAATTGAGCATTAAAAAATTTTTCACCAGGAAGTGTAAAAACACAATTCTTAATTGCTGTTTTTATTGCATCTTCATTCTTAACAACAGTTAAATCATTCGTTACTGGGTGAGGAGTGAACGAAAAACTGATATCTTTGAACGATTTTGAGGTAATCCTATTAGAAATAGGCATATTATGGAGGCTTTAAATTTATTTATACGTATTAACGACAACTTTTTTTACAATTACTCAATTTCTCCACTTTTTTCGTCAATCCACTCGCTAACTGACCTCTCTTTTGGTGTTTCCCAGAAATATTCATCAGTATCTCCTAGTCTTCCCCAGTCTGTTCCTGCCTCAACTTGATATTCTATAGTAGAAACCTTAAAATCAGGTTTCTTTGGCATCTCAGGAGTGATAGAAAGGTCATATAAACGCATCCGATTGTTAGGATACAGTGCAAACTGCCCATTTTCGAGTGCTATGCAGTTATGAGACTTGTGTTCTTGTGGAACTTCACTTACATTATTGTCTACTACGTCTGGATTTGCATGGTAATTGTCTAATGTAAACAAATATTGACCTTTTATGAACCCATGATCTCTTGTATAGACCTCACAATCCATTGAAGAGACGAAACCTTTGTTGATTGCCACGACTCCATAGTCCATACAGTTCCAAAATTGTAGATTTTCGAGTGTCATATCAGGATCTGGTGCCTTTGGTGCTCTGACAAATGCACTAATAGGCAGTTTATCGAACATTGCACCGTATTCTGGTAGGTATGTCTCAAAGTAAAAAGCGCGTCCAGGTATCGATTTTGCCGAAACCCAAACACCCTCTACAAATTCACCATGTCCGTCCTTATGATCTCGCAAATATTCCTTACGTACCCAAACTTTTTCAGCAGGAAGATTGCAAATTAGGTTCATCCTTGACCTCTAGGACGCTTTTTCTTGTTATTTCGGGAAGATGCAGCATATTTTGTGTGTCTACCTGCCCCTTGTCTTGTTTTTTTCGGTTTTCTTTCAATAGTTTTCATTTAATTAACTCTACATTGATGTCTTTTGATGCTGGATGCCCCTTTTCGTAGTACTGATGGGCAAGATCTTCAAGGGTATTGAACATTTCTTCCTCTGAAAGGTCTTTCCATGCCACTACACCCTTGATTGAAATGTTATATCTATCAGATAACTCTTGTTTTTTCATGTCCAACACGTATATTCGGGTCACACCAGATATCAAAACCTGCTGCAATTGCATCTAAACAGAAAGAAACATCTTCTCCGCACATATCTTGTACCTCTCCAGACTCAAATTCTTGCATTTTAGGAGCAAACCAAGGATATTTCATTTCTTCGTGTTCAAAAACTCCATTTTTGATGAGTACCCATCCAAATCCTGTGTAATCCACTGTGAAGGGCTTACGGCGCTTTTGCATACTTTCACCAGTTTCATGATTCATAACACCTCCATTGGTACGGAAGTCATTTTCTTCCAACCAGTGAGCAACAGAAGTTGTGCGTCCATCTTCGGTCATGTACCAACCTGCAGCAATATCCTTTTGCATAAGGACTAACTGTAAAAATTGTGCAGAGTTAAAGATAATATCACTGTCAATCCACAGTTGATAATCATACTTGAGTTTACCGTCCCATGGGATTTGGTTAGGACCACGGAGAACATTTGCACCTAATACCTTACAACGTGCAAAGTTAACCATTGATGAGTAATCCTGAGAGATTTGGATACTCACACCCATTTGTACCAGATCAAAACATAATTGAACAAAGTTCTTCATGAATGCATATGAACAACCACGACCAGGTAGGCACAGTACAACTGCCTTACCTTTTATCAGTTCTTTTGCTTTTTCGTAGTCGTATTCTATTTCTTTTTTCTTTCCTCCCTTAGTCGGAGTCTTTGCTTTTACAGTAAATCCTTTAGCCATAATTTGAGTAGGTTACATCATTATCATACTATAGTATGTAGTCATTGTCAATAAGAGGATTCTTCGGTACATACATCACCGACACATTCAGTATATGTAAGACCATCCCAATAAGAACGGTATATTCTTCCCCATATTATATCAAACTCTTCTTGATTTAAATTTTTAAACAAACATCTGTCGTTTAAGTAAATGTGATACGTTACGCTAGTTGTCGAAGTCATAAACCTCCTCTACTTTAATGTCATCGAATGTGTACTTGAAATCATTAAGTAAATTATTGTCAATGATTGTTTTGAGCATCTTGAGTGTACTATCTTTTTCTTCGTTTGAGAGATGATCATAAACCACCTTATCTTTAATAACAATGTTATACATGTTTAAAAATCCTCTTCTTCATCAACAAATTTACAACTAAGTTCAACTTCTGATTTCATCTCCCATTCTACCACATCTCCTTCTTCCCATGTGAGATCCTTAAGGACTTCTTCTGGAATTGTAACATAGAGATCTCCTGTGAGATCATCTTGTTGAATGACTGCTTTGCGAATGTGCTTCATCTCTTTTGTAATTTCTCTACGACTGTTGATGCTTGCATAGGTGCAACATCATTCAATCCATTAGCATCAAACCATGGTGCGTCTTCCCAAGAGAATCCTTCACCGAACGTATTGTCAGGTGCTATCACATACCAATGACATTTAGCATCAGGTATATCAACAGCACAGACTGCCCAGTCATCTGCCCATTGAGGTACTTGAACGTACATCACGGGTAAGTGATTTGCATGAGTGATTGTAGGAAATATAGTCAATGATATCATGAATACAAGCACCCAGAAAATCTGAGGTATGTATCTGACACTCATTGGTCTCTTATATACTTCCATTACGTCGTGGTAGTTCATTTGTATCGACCCTCTATGAGTTTATATATGGCGGAAAAAATTTTCATTTGAAGTATATTTAAAGGTCGAATTGTCACCTCTGTAGGTTAGATGGTACCTACGCGATATAACATACAATAAGAAAGGGGCATAAGGACTGCCCCTAACGTATTATTGGCACAGAGGGTATCCCTCAGCGTTGGTGTAATGTGAGCAACTGTGCCATATGGGTTGGGACTTACTGCTTGGATCATCTTTTGATTAACTGACTTGTCATTAATCAATGGGGACTGTCACCTCGCTCTTATCTACAGACCTAATTAACCTTAAGGATGGCGAACTGTATTTCCTGGTGGTCGTTTAAAGTCACACTTCATATAGTCTTGGACTTCATCAATAACTTCACCGAACATATCACCCCAATAGTTTTCTGCTTCCTCTAGGAATTCATGCTCACCTTGTTTGTCAAAGTATTTGAATAGGTCATCTTGGACGTATTCTGCTAACTGTTCGGTGGACATATTATCCACCATTCTCTCAGCGAGGAACTCTTTGAGTTCGAGTAGTAATTCTCTATCCATTTATAGATACCCCGCAATTTCGCAACCTGGTTCATCATAGAACCAACTTATAGAAAGGTCGTCGTATTGTTCTCTGATAGCATTACAGACTTCTTCGGGAGGTGACCACGCTGTTTCAAAATTGACCTCGAATCCGTGTGGCATATCTGTGTCATCTATTTCCATAGTGTAAGCATCCCACTTAGTTCCCCAGTTATGGACACGCCAGTTATACCACCTGTCATCCATAACGCCAGTTGATTTGAAACGCAATCCAGACCTAAAAGGTCTTTCTTCATCAATAATCATTTCTGGACACTCACCGACTTCACCTCTAGGATTAGAGAATGAGTATTCCTTGACGTCGTTCTCATGTAATGGTATTTTAGACCAATCAGGTTCGGGAATGAATGAACCAAACACAGAATCATTAGGTTCTGTGTTGTCGTCAGTCTCGATCCCTTTTAAGAATATTTTGTGTAGTTTAAGGATCGCTGTTGTGTCGTCACTGTAGAATGTGACTCTGTTATGGCAATGGTTAGGCACTATTCACACCTCCCTTCAAATATAGCATTTGCTTTTCTATCGAGTGCTATCTGAACACCTAAGTGATCTTCGATAAGAGCAAACATATCTGGAGTTAGTTTGTTTGCTTCACAGAATTCTGTGATTGCTTGTTCCATACAATCTTCGAGTATGGATTCATGATGTAAGACTGACATAAGACTTTGTTTATGTTTATAGTAATATTATACAGTATAGGCAACTGCATATGCTATAGGCATTGTGACACTAATATTAGTGGCACACCTGCTGCAGCAGCAGTCCCCGCTGCATGTCATAATGGAATTGTAACGAATAGATCCATCAGCAATGCAAACTCATTCAATAACCCTAGGCATGAACATCCCAAACGCGGGCACGGTTACCAATCAAATGTGGATCCAGTTTCTAAACGACACGGTCCTTGCATCTCTTGAGTATGCCACAATCACCGATGCAATCGGTATATACAAAGGCACCCTCGAAAAGAGCAAGGTGATATCCATCACCACGGAGGATCCTGCAGCGATGAAGGCACTTGCTAAAGTGGGTGATGCATACAAAGCAGCGTTCAATCAGGATGCTATAATGTATACAGTTACTAACGTTCCTATATTACAATTTACATGAAAGAACTATTTCGCCTATTCTTCCTATTCTGGACGACGATCCTAGACATCTCAGCTGCCGATGTGCCAGTTGCATTAGTGGCACACATACTATTGTAATGTGCAATCCTAACCTTTATAATAGAATCATAGAAACAAACCCACGGAGGTCACATGTTCAACGACAAACTACAACCAATCTACGACGGAAAGGTATTAGTCAATCAATCAGCAATGGACAATCCAATAGTCCAATCAGCACTAGCAGAGATGTCAAAGAGAAACTTTGAACCTCAGAGAATTAACAAGTATGGAGTGTGGTATATTTCGGACAGGCACTAATGTTACGAAATATATCCATTTACAAACAATCACTTATTAACGTCCTCGATGACGCTATAATAAGTATATACAAATCATTCACACCTAAAAGCATTATGACTACATGGGCAGTACAACCTTCAGACTATGGAAACGAAGTCAAAATATGGGCAGACATATTTGACGGTTCGCATTTCCCACAGGCAAAGGCACACGCTGAGAGAACAGCAGAGCAACTAGGCAAACCAGTTACAATCTGGAAAGTCGGTAGCATCTCAGAATTCAAGTGGATGGAGGTCAGAGACAATGCCTAAATCAGACGGAACACAGTGGGAGCGTACTCTCACTATGAACGAAGATGAAGAATCAGCACTAGTCACTATGGCACGATTCTTTATAGACAATGGGTGGATAGATGACGACACACAAGACGCATTCGACACACTCATTGAGAAGATATGTGAACCCGCACCGTGGGATTATGCAATCGACGACCCAAGGTGGAAATAATGAAACCTTGGGACAAATCAGAATTAACCGAGTATTACGACCTTATTCAACAAGCAAAAAACTATGAACGCTCAACAATCACTAGAAGCAGATGCAGATGCAGTTATGGAACAACTGATAATGCAAGAAAGTCGCCACATGCAAATGGGTGCGTTGGTTGAACATCAACTTCATTATCCAGACATGACCATTAGAGACTTTTTTGAAATGGTAGCAAGGGAGTTACATGAGCAGGAGGAGGAATTAGGATATTATGACTAATTGTTACAGTATCGGGATATATCCACACTAGGCACACTACACCTATTATAATAGTAGTATAAACAAACATTTACATCACTTTAGATTATGTTCGAGAAATTCGTTGAAGTTCCAAACACAAACATACAGGAACCAGTCCTAGCAAGTCAATTTGCAGATGAGTTATGCTTAAGCATCTCAGAGGACTATGGATATGCAGAAGTCGTATCCTATGCACTAAATGGCACTCGTGTCGTTTATGGATCATACGGTGATCCCAAACTAGTAGGCATCTACAACTAGGGGGGGTTATATGAGTTACTTTAAGCACGTAGCATTACATGAGTATGAACTCACCAACGCAGGTATATCACAGGCGTGTTACGATGAATTAGTTGCATCAGGCAACAACTCAACAGAAGAACAGTTGAGAGCATTGGCAGACATTGAACGAGAAAAGTTCAAAGACTGGATGCGACCTCTCTTTCACGGGTAGGGGGGTTATATGGATACGGGGTTATATCGTGACATAGTATATACTGAGTATATGCTAGAGCATGACCTGACATGGGAACAAATGCAGCAGCAGATTCATGTAGATGAGATGCTCAAGCGTGTTGCTCACATGGAATGGCAAGACGAACAGCGTACAGCATGGATGAGTGGAGAGACACCACAGTTCACAGTGCCAGAGGATTGTCCTTTCTGATGTGTGTGGCAGTGCCACCCTCGACAGCACATTGCGTTGGAGCATCTAGTGCAACTGAGAACATGTAAGACCACACATCTCTGGATCGCATAAGACTTTCAAGGTGAGCGATGCACTGCTCTTTAAGTCGAACTTAAGCAGCGATCCAGTCCCTAACCCAGTTCGCGTGGCGGGGGGTCGTTATAAGGAGTCCCAGAGACGACAATCTATAAAGTATGGGAAACGCGAGCGAAAAAATAAAAAAAATTTCTAGTAAAAAATGCCACAGGTAATTTTTGAAACAAAGGATTGGTCTACGATAGTATTCCTCTTCACAAATATAGATGAACCTAATCATAATGGTAAGGCAATGACTCGTGCTGCCCTCAGAGAGTTTATTGCAAGGCAACCTGTAGATAGTTGTGTAGAACCTATCAACGTCCATTGGAATAAATCTGACACCCACACATATTGTGTTGTAGCATGTTCGAGAGAACGTGTTGGAGTCGATATTGAATATATGAAGAAACGTCCCTTTGAAAAAATTTCTCGGAGGTATTTTGACCCTACAGAGGTTACTGATGATATGGAAATATTCTTTGACATCTGGTGTCAGAAAGAAGCATACACTAAATGGAAGAAGGAGAAGATTGCAAACAATATGAGAGGAGTAGTTACAAGACCTATGATACCTTTAGATAATCTACCAGACAATGTTGTGGGATATCTTTGCACTTGACAATGTGTTAGTTTCAAGATATAATAAATAAATTAACATCTTCTTTTCTCTTATGCGATACGTTCTATATGACGATTCTTTCGACGAAGTAGGTACATATGACAGTATCTACGATTTACGTAAGTTTCTTTGTGATAGAAAGTATGAAACAGATTGCGATAAGGACATAGGAGACACTTTTGATTATATTAAACATATCAAATGGCACTTTGATATTAAACAAGACTAGGAGGAACAATGTCAGGAGATTACTTTTCACATACAGATAGAAGGTATGATGAGATAATAGAGAGGTTAGATGCTTTAGAGAAGAAAGTGTCTAACTCTAAACTCCTCATGAAGAGAACTGTAGATGGCGAGTATGAGAGACTCGTTGATGTTGTAGTAGAACATGATAGAACCATTACAGAGATTGTAGAACATACTGTCGGAACTCTGACAGAAGGCGATGATACGAATTGGTAAGAAAATACTTGAAGGACTAATCCTAGCAGGAGTCATCATTGGATTCGGAGTGATATTCCTGTTTGAGGCATTGGATCTATTTTTAGTGCGACCAATTTATCAAAGATTGTTTAAAAAGAAAAAACCGCGTCGTACCCCGCGTAGGTCTCTAAATAATTAAAAAGCATAATGTTAAATCCTATGGACGACTTGGAAGGGAAGTTCGTAATCAGGGACGAGGATAAACTCCTCGAATTCGATAGATGTGGTGACCTTCCCGATACGTTCGATCACCTGATATAAGTTTGAACCAACAATTCCCCCTACACCTCATAGTGTCAATGATCATATCGAGATGAGCAAGTGGGCAGAATACTTACAGATACTTTGTAGTAGGCAGAAGAAGTGACCGTATCTATAACTCCCGATGTAGCAACTGGTCTAACTGATATTACTAGACCTAACTTTGCGATGAATGAAACTGTAAGTGCATCTGCTACTGGATCGAAAACTGTACTT